GATCAGGTCCGTGTAGACGGGGACGAGCTTGCCCTTGATTGTTCCGTTATCCATTGTCCATGACGGGTTCGCCCCCTGCCGGATGCGGACCCTGTGCTTGAGTAGAACCGGGCGCACCGCAACAAGAATGGCCTTAAGCGTGGCGTATCTGTAAGTGAACCGGGCCTTTTGACCTTCCACAGTCGCCATTTCATCTTGTTTGACCCATACAGGCAATTCAGTGATTGCCTTTTCCATGGCCCCCAAGAAATTTGAACTACCCGGAACGGGTCCATATTTTCCATTTGATTTTGCGGAGTTTTCTCCACCATCTGCGTCAAATAGTTCGCCGGTATCCGGGTCATGAGCGGCGGCTTCGCTGTTCATCGTAAGCATTCCTTCGCCATTATCCCTCCATCCGGTCCATAAAACCAAAATGCAAGACACAATAAAACCATTAGAGTCGTTAACGTTATTGTGAGCGCGAAGGTTTCTTTGTCATAGAAGAAATCGTGAAACCACTGATACATGTTCTATCCTTTCTCAGTCTAGGTTATACGCTTCGGCTATGGCTATTGCCCCGCCAAGCACAATCGCAATCAGCAGCAGGCAGGCTATCAGTTCGCCGAATACGCTTGTCATGATCCATCCTCTCCGATTGCCGCCTCTGTCATGCCGATGGAATAATCGCAGCCGGGGCCGAAGGCTTTGCGAGCAAGCCCCGGCTGCTGCCCGGCAGGCGCGGTATCTGTTGCCGCCGGGTGTTGGTGAAGTGAGAAGCCGTATTCATCGGCTGGCGGGATATAGCGGCTGTCCCAACGGGGGAGATAGAGCGGAGGTGTCACTGTTAGTCCGCCTGTTTTCGCGCCAGTTCGGCATAGTGATCAAACTCACGGCCCGAACGGAACTCGTACATACCGGGCTCATGACGGATTGGCTCATGAGTATCGAAGCCGCGCTCGTGAACCAGTTCTTTGGGTTCATCGAGGATAGCATAGAGAATACGCATTCCTGCGGGTTGGGTTTCCGGCTCAAAAAACCTCGCCTTCTCCATGGTCATCACATGATGATGTCCCGTCTCAGAATGCCCGACAATGAACTTGCCAGCGACGGGTTTCACTTCGCGCATCCCGCTGGGCATTTTCTCAATGCGGGTGATGCTGATCTCACCTTGCGCCGCCGTGGTTTTGAAGCTTTTCATTGGTAGTCCTTTCTAGGTTCTGATTTCAGGTTCGGTCCACTCTTCATTAGACTTCGCATCCCGCCATGCTTGCGCTTCACGGGCCGTATTAATTTCATAAGGTACACCATATGCGAATTCTCTACCCGTCCCGCATAGTACCTGATTAAATCGCGCAGGTTTTTCTAGGTCAGGCAGCGTGACTTCAATCAATCTCCCAATGTGCGGATGATTTTCATCTATAACTTTGCCGCCAAGCTCATTGAGTATCTTGTGCCAACCTAGAATTTCAATGGCGGCGCGGCGCTGTTCCATGTTTTTTGTAGTGAGTGCGATTTTTGGTGTTAGGGATTTCTTTTCCTCAATCCACTCTCCAGGAATAGCGGTGCCGTGCCACGAATAGCACCCCCACCCGTCGCTATAATGGGCGGCCATGCCGGTTTCACAGTGGAGCCGGTTCTGATCGTCGAAATGAATTCCACGCGGCCTGTCACTCACAAAGCAAATACCATCCCATGGTGCCCACCATCCTATGCTTTTGGAAAGACCGGCCCATTCTAGCAAAAGTGCGATATCTTCTGCTTTGTATCCGGCACCGATCTCGTGACCGAAGAGATAGAAGGCTTCCCATGCACACCAATGACCTGCCCCCCAGCAGTTTGAGCGGAAATAAGATTTAATGCTGCGGAGTTCGCTGTCGAGTTCGCTGTGGAGTTCTCTGTATAGCTTGCTGTCGAGATTGCTGCCGAGCTTGCTGTGGAGTTCGCTGTATAGCTTGCTGTTGAGTTCGTTGTATAGCTTGCTGTTGAGCTTGCTGTCGAGATTGCTGCCGAGCTTGCTGTGGAGTTCTCTGTATAGCTTGCTGTTGATCTTGCTGTTGAGATTGCTGTCGAGCTTGCTGTGGAGTTCTCTGCGGAGTTCTCTGTATAGCTTGCTGTCGAGATTGCTGTCGAGCTTGCTGTGGAGTTCGCTGTGGAGTTCTCTGTATAGCTTGCTGTCGAGATTGCTGTCGAGCTTGCTGTGGAGTTCGCTGTATAGCTTGCTGTTGAGTTCGTTGTATAGCTTGCTGTTGAGCTTGCTGTCGAGATTGCTGCCGAGCTTGCTGTGGAGTTCTCTGTATAGCTTGCTGTTGAGTTCGTTGTATAGCTTGCTGTTGAGCTTGCTGTTGAGTTCGCTGTGGGGTTCGCTTGACGGTCCCCCCAACGCCGCAAAAACGAAATTCACCGCGAGTTCGCACATGGCGGGCGAAGAGAAGTGCAGGATAATTGGCTTTGGCTTATTCAGCCGCCGGTAAAATCCAGTGATTATTTCGTCGCCTTTTTCAAAGTCGGCGGGCTCGCAACTAAGGCCGATGCGAAGCCATTCCTCTCGAAACTCTACAAGGCGAGTCTCTTGGTTGGCGGTTAACTTAGAAATCTTCTTCACGACAAATCCTTCCCCATCCTATTGCGCTCAACTACATCTCCGCAGCAGTCCCGGATCATTTCGTTTATGGTTTCCAAGCCGAATTCCCCTCCCCTGAAATCGTATCCGATGCCAAATCGATTGTAGAATTGTAGTTCTACCGTGCTCAACAGCAGTTTTGCCGTGCGCTCCGCAAAGGCACGAATATCAGCATGATCGAATTCCGGCGCGGGTCTTGAGAAGTCTTCCCGGTCTGCGTCCGGGTCATGGGGGCCGTGCCTGCCTGCCATCATCATGACCGTCTCTCCCACTGCTTTAAGAACGCCAGGGCCCTTGCCTCTTCGCAGGCTTTCAATGCTAGGGCCGTTGCCTTCTTGTAGGCTTTCCATGCCAGGGCCTCGGTCTTCTCGTAGGCTTTCAATGACTGCGAGGTTAACAAATTCTCTGCAGCCCATTGAAAATCAAAATCGCTAGCATGTTCCAAGGCCAGTTCCCGCGTTGGGATGACACTCTTACCAAAAAGTTTCTCAAATAGGTCAACCTGATCTTGGCAGGCTCCAGCTTTCTTGAGCATCTTCAGGGTGATTGGTTTTGTCATGTTAACCCTCTTAATCGCGTCTCGCAAATCATGTATTGCACATGGTGGGGCGGTTGTCAAACGAATTGTACGCGGTGGGCGAAAATAATTTGTACGGGCGCACGAATTGCGCTTGACATTGCCCGTAGCCCCGGCTTAGAGTGCGGGCATGGCTATTTTCGAGTACAGAATGACGGTTAAGGAATTCCTGACGCAATGGCGCGGATGGGAAGAGGCGGGCCGGGACATTGGCATCCCCGGCGACCATGTGCGGGTCATGGCGCTCCGCCAATCAATCCCGGTCAAGTACTGGCCTAAACTGATCGCCAGCGCAAAACGCAGGCGTATTCGCGGCGTCAATGCGAAACTGTTAATGGAACTTCACTCAGGAGGAACTAATGGCTGAATTCAAAATTGACCGGGGCATCCCAATGCCTTCCCGTGCTCGGAACCGACGAATATACCCGTTGGGTGGCATGGAGATTGGCGACAGTTTTTTTGCTCCCGAAAAGAGCGGTCAAAGAATTTCGGGGCTCTTCAGCCGTTTCGCCCCAAGAGGTTTTCGGTTAGAAGTACAATAGAGGATGGCGTTGCCGGTATTCGTGTCTGGCGCATAGAATAGCTCAGGAGGCGCGGCGTAGACCCCCGGTGTTGATCTCCCTCCCGAGACCTCCTTAACACCGGGCACATGGAGGCGGAAGTTTATGCTTCGACTTCCGCCTCCTTCCACAAAACAACATGAGGGCTGGAAATGACTTGGTTTACCATTATCGCAGCGGGCATATGTGCCTACATCGCCATTGCCGTTCTAATCGGCAAGCGGTTCGAAACCCCGGATGATAACCCTTGGGATAGCAACTTGCCCTAATGGCCAGACGCAACAAGTTCAACGCCGTCCGCACCGAAGTTGACGGCTTTACTTTCGACAGCAAGCGGGAAGCCAAGGACTGGCAAGAGCTTTTGCTATTGCAGAAAGCCGGAAAGATTTCCGACCTCCAGCGACAGGTGGAATTTCCACTCAAGGTTAAAAAACTTCTCATAGCCACTTACCGGGCTGATTTTACGTTTACAGACCGGATGGGCTTCAAGCCAAGATTCCGCGTCGTTGACCGTAAATCCCCGCCCACGGCGAAGAAACGGGACTTCCGCATAATCTGCAAGCTCATGAAGGCTTGCTATGGGATTGATGTTGATGTATGGATGTAGCCCATGCCGCCAACCCCCAAACGCGTCCGCAAGCCTAAACCAAAGCCCCCACAAGGCTTTACCCTGACAGAAATAAATTTCGATCAATGCCATTGGGCCATCACCCCGCACTATGCCCATGAGCATCGTTTCTGTGGCAATCCGGGCTTCCCCTGGTGCGAGGAACACACAAAGCAGGCGTGGCTCGATAGTTCAAAATCAATACGTGGAGCGTATCGCACATGATATACGGGCCTGATCATTTCTACGATGGCGACAAGAAAATTAAGGTAATTCTCGAACGCAAGCGCGAGGAGACCCGACGCAGAAAGGAAGCACGGAAGGAAACATGGGGGACCCTAAAGCGGAGACTCTTGAAGGCACACCAAGCCCCGCCTGAAGATAGGGCCTTGCTACAATATCTCCCAAACCCTATGAAGAAATACACAATGCCGCAAATTCTCAAGGTGGTATCGGACACTGCCCACGTGAGTGAGACAGTTATCCTTGGGGAAAGCCGCATGGAGGAAGCCATAGAGGCAAGGTTCTTATTCGTTTGGCTTGCCGTAGAGTTAACCGGACATTCGCTCGCTAGGATTGCCCGATTTTGTGGTAAGCACCACACAACGGCAATGCACGCGCATAGGTCTGTAGAGGCATTCCCGCTGGATTTTGAGGATTTGATTGCGCGGGCATGTATTGAGTTGAAGGAAATGGGGGCTTAGGGTGACGATGAGCGCGGCAACATTGTCGCTCTTAATGAAGCATGGCCTGAAGGGCGATGCGCTTCTTGAGGTTGTCTGGGCTGTGGAGTCCGACGCTTGCAAGAAGCCTTCGAGCGCTGCGGAGCGCCAAGCCCGTTACAGAGAGAAGAAACGTAACAATAACGTAACAAGCGTTACGTCACCCGTTACGTCACCCGTTACGTCACAGCCTCGCGCGGGGTTAGTATTAATAAATAACCTACCTTCTGAGAAGATTGATATAGTTAGAAAGGAAGAATTTACCCCTTCCCCTCAAAACCAAATTCAGAAGAACTCTAGGGCTCATGGCACAAATCCCAGGGCGCTAGGGGAGAACCCCCGAGCGACCGCCGCTGAACCAGAGGGCTTCAAAACCTTTTGGTTTAACTATCCAAAACGTGACGGTTCCGCCGATCGCAAGGGAGCCGCGAAAGCCTTCACCGCCGCCCTTCGACGCACTTCCCTCGAAACAATTCTCGAAGGCGCCGGCCACTTTGCCGAAGCAATGACGGTGCGGGGCAAAACCGGGACGGAATTCATCCCGCAAGCAAGGACGTGGCTCAATGGAGAACGATGGAATGAACGATACGACAGCAGCCCAATTTTCGAAGACCCAAAAAAGGCCGCCGCAAGAGCGCTCTACGAAAAACACCTCGCCCCGATTAGTGCAGGGGGTCACGGCTGAAAATTATACAGCTCTAGCCAAGGGCTTCATGGAAGCGGGCGGCGGGGCAGTTTTGGCCCTCAAAGAAACGGGTATCGACGGAGAAACCCGCTACGAGGCCACGCCCCGGCAATGGGGCTCATGGCGGGCTTATTTCAAGGCCAAGAGCATCAAAACCAATTTCATGGATATGCAGGCCAAGGCAGGAAAGCCATGGACCGTCCCTGCCCCATGGCCGCATGAATTCGACGCCGAAGCCACAGTGCAGGCCGATCACGAGGCGGGCGAGAGTTTTATGCGGAACTACCGGCCTGAAAACCCTAATTTTGCCTCAGAAGCCCAGCGTGTCATGACGGTTAGAAACTGGCGTAAGTCGCCAAAGGGCATTCCCTATTTCCGCGATAACAGCGTAGGCCGGGTTTACAATTCAGAGGTCAAAACCGAAAAGCCCATGGAACCGCATCATTGGGTAAAACCCGAAGGCTACTGGACTGATCCGAACTTTGACCGGGCGGCCCTATGAACGGCAACAGCGCGCCGTTAACCCACCGGAAGATGAATGATAGCCCAATGAGCAAAGAACCCGATTGGGCAGAAGAAATGGCAGAAAAGGTCGAACGCAGACTTCATTGGAACCAGTCAATGGACCGCGAATGCATAGCCGCTGCTCTGCGGGAAGCCTATTCGTTAGGGTGGTATAAGGGAATAGGTCTGAATGCTACTGAACGGATGGTGAAAAATGCCAATAAAGCCTGAAAACAGGGCTCGCTACCCGAAAAACTGGAAAGCGATTGTGGCGGGGATACGTGAGCGATCAGGCAATTGTTGCGAGGGTTCACCAGCATATCCCGATTGCCGCGCCGAGAATTATTTGCCGCATCCAATTACGCTTTCCAAAGTTGTGCTAACCGTCGCGCATTTGGACCATATGCCAGAAAACTGTGCCGGTGATAACCTGAAGCACTGGTGTCAGCGATGCCACAATACTTACGACCGCCCGCATCGTAACCGAAATGCCGCTCAAACGAACAAGGCTAAGAAAGCATCCGGGGATTTGTTCGCTTCGTGACTTGGTACATGCTCCGCACTCTTTCCCACAAGGAACTATGGACCGCCCGCGCCATTACTGCGATGGGCTATGAAGTCTGGCTACCAATGGATGTGCGAGGTCACCGCGTGAGCTACAAAAGCCAGGCGCTAAAGATTGTCGAGACAGTTCTCATTCCCAAAATGCTATTTGCCGCCATTCCGGAGAACGCACACGGCGATCTTGGGGGCCTTTGGTATCCCCCTAGTCTAGTGAGGGACTATGCCGGTGTAGCCCTTCCTGTGCCATCCTGCGAGCTAAGCATATTCAAAGCTGAAATCGAGAATATCAATCAACTGGAACGCGAGCGCATCAAGGCCAACAGTCGAAAGCCGCTAAAGAAAAAATACCGTCATAAATTTGATAATTTCGCTGACGTTAAAAAAATGCTATTCGGATTTAAACAGACTTCGGAGGATGAGGCGGCATGACGGCCTTGAAACTGCCACAATATCTGTTACAATAGGCTTCGATATGGCCGGTTCCTCTGCGCGTGAGTGTACGAACCGGGCTTCTTTGCCCTACCGGCTGCCCGGTACACGGCAGGTCCGCTCCCGGCATGATTACTCCCGGCAAGTGATTTCCGGGAAGTTGAAAGATTTGCTAACCCCCCAGTCCCCGCCCGGCAAGGCACCGAGCGCCTCGGACGGGTAGCGGCTGGTAAGCATAATTGCCACCGCACCTTAAGACACGGAGGCCAAGCTTAGTAAAGCCCATACCTCCGGGCAACCCATTCCCCGCCCTACTAAACCGGAACCCCCAACGGGCAATATTACACAGACCGGGTTAATCAGTATGCGGCGGGGAACCCCATAAACCACACTCCCTCAAACGGAGCGCACAAATTATGTCAGCACCACTTACTAAAATAGGCAAGGATACCGGACATATCGGTAGACCCAAGGGGGCCCTGAACAAAACCACGGCAACAGCCAAGGAAGCCATTGCCATGGCGGCCCAAGGGCTCGGTGGTGCAAAGCGCATGATTGCATGGGCGAAAGAGGACGCCCAGAATGAACGCATATTCTGGGGGACCATTTATCCCAAGCTACTCCCGTTGCAGGTTGCCGGGGCTGACGGCAAGGACGGGTTGCCCGGTGAAATCCTGATACGCATCGTTGACCCTAGAAATTGAGGTTCCCCGCGTATTCCTTCCGCTTCTAAAGCCAGCGCGGTACAAAGGCATACACGGCGGGCGGGGCGGGGCTAAGAGCCATTTCTTTGCCAAGCGGCTCATAACACTCTGCTATGCCAAGCCTCTTCGTGCGGTTTGTATTCGTGAAGTCCAAAACTCTCTCAAGGAGAGCGTCCGGCAACTTCTCGTAGACAAGATACAGGAATTAGGACTGGGGGCCTTCTTTGAGGTTGTCGAAAGCGAGATTAGGGGCAGGAACGGGTCACTAATCATCTTCCGTGGGATGCAGGTCTACAACGCGGAAAACATCAAGTCTCTTGAGAACTACGATATCGCATGGGTTGAAGAAGCTCAGACATTCAGCGCCAAGTCGCTACGCCTTCTCAGGCCGACAATCCGAAACGAAAGCTCCGAGCTATGGTTTTCGTGGAACCCGCGCTATGACAGCGACCCCATTGACCTATTCTTTCGTGGGGCCAGTCGTTACCCCGGCGCGGTTTGTGTGGAGTCGAATTGGCGGGATAATCCTTGGTTTCCGCAAGTACTCAAAGACGAAAGGGAGTCTGATTTAGCTGCTGATCCCGAAATGGCGGAACACGTTTGGGGTGGTGGTTATGAAATTATCAGCGAAGGCGCTTACTACGCTCGCATGATTGCCGTTGCCGAGAAAGAAGGGCGCATAGGCCATTTCCCCTATGACACGTCGTTTCCCGTGGAAACAGCGTGGGATATTGGCGTCGATGATTACACGGCGATATGGTTCATTCAGGATGACGGTTTCACATCCACGGCAATAGATTACTATGAGGTGAGCGGAGACGGGGCGGAGGAAATCGTCAAGAACTCCCTTCCTGAGTTGTGCCCTGATCCAAGCGATACGAAAGCGGGGCTCATAGCCTTGGACAGGGCCGTTCCGTTTGGTTACGGGACACACTTCCTGCCGCATGACGTTAAGAATAGGGAATGGGGTGCTGGAGCCAGGTCACGGGTTGAAATCCTCATGGGCCTTGGACTTCGAAAGATAGTTAAAGGTGCGAACCAGGGCCCGGAAGAGCGAATAGCCTCTAGCCGCAAGATTTTGCCCACCATGCGGTTTCATCTGACCCCGCGTGTACAACTTGGCCTTTCGAGACTTCGCCGCTATTGCCGCAAGTTCAATGACGCGCTGGGGACATACACAACGCCGCTCCACGACATCAACAGTCACGGGGCGGATGCTTTCGGAGAATATGCTGTCAACCGGGCTATCAGGCCACCGAAGCCCCCGCCAATTCCAACTCGTTATGCATTGCCCGGGCAGGTACGCCTTCCCGGCCCGCCGGAACCACCTACAGGCAAAAGGATCAAGATATGAACGAGACCCATGCCAGTTAACCTCAACGAGTACGACGCTCTCGTAACCCGTACTTGCAGTCATATCAAAAGCAGCGCGGGCCGCTTGCAGCACGATATGGCCAAGGCTGATGATAACCGGACCTTCGCTCGCGACCTGACCCTTGCGGGCATGATGCTGGCGAGGCTTTACGAAATGCTGGGCTATGATATGCGCTTTGCCGTCAACGACGTTGAAGTCAGACTGAAGTGGCCGATGATTACCGGAACGCCAGCCCCCACCGGACCGGTAACAAGCACGGCTAAATTGCATGAGTGAGCAAGATACCACGGCGGCCATGGAAGAAGCCCCAAAAGAACCGGGGACGGCAAAGCCGTGGCTCAAGCTCATAACCGACGCCGAGAAGCGGTTCGCCACGTGGCAGGATAAGTGCGACAACGTTGAAAAGCAATACGCCAACATGGAACGGCTGGCCAGCACGGCCCGCGACCGGCAATTCCAGATATTCTGGGCAAACATTGAGGTTGTGAAGCCCGCGATCTACGCAAGGCCGCCGATCCCCGTGGTTACGCCACGCTTCAAGGACCGCAAGCCTCTCAACCGCGCCGCTGCGGAAGTGCTGGAGCGCAGTTCGCTTACCAGCTTCGACCACATGGATATCGACCATACCATGCGAAACTTGCGCGATGACCTGGCGCTGGTATCGCGCGCTTCGCCATGGCTACGATTCGATGACCGCGAAGGTATGCAAAAGGTCATCGCAGAGCACGTTGACCGCAAGGACTTCCTGCATGGCGAAGGGCGTCATTGGGGTGAGGTGGGGTGGGTAGCGCGGCGCGGCTATTACACAAAAGAAGAGGGCATGGAGCGCTTCGGTGAGGTCTTCAAGGAAGCCACGCTTAAATTCTCCAAGGAAGAGAACGAAGCCAGCGACGCCAAGGGCGAAAAGAAAGCCCCTGTCTGGGAAATGTGGCACAAGGACAGCCACCGTGTATACTGGCTTAGCCCTGACGCGGAACACATCTTCGATGAACAGGAGCCTTATCTCAGGCTAGAAGGCTTCTATCCTTGTCCCCGCCCGGCTTACGGAACACTACAGCGTGGGACCCTTATCCCCGTCCCCGACTTCCTGTTCTACAAGGATCAGGTTGAGGAAATCAACGAAATCACCGACCGCATTGCAGCGCTCACGCAAAGCCTGCAGTTGCGTGGCTTCTACCCGGCTGGCGCTTCGGAAGTTGGCGACGCCATCGAAATCGCCATGAAGCAGCAAGCCAACAACACGGTGCTGATCCCCATTGCCAATTGGGCAGCACTTGGCGGGACGGCGGCTAAGGATATCATTCTATGGCTGCCCGTCGATATGGTAGCAAAGACGATTACAGATTTGATCGCCCTGCGTAAGGTATTGATAGACAACGTATACGAGATCAGCGGCGTATCCGATATCATGCGTGGCGATACCGAAGCCAACGAAACGCTTGGTGCCCAGCAACTCAAGAGCCAATACGGTTCAGCCCGCATTCGCGATAAGACCGAGGAGCTGGTCCGCCTTGCCCGTGACATTACCCGCATTGCGGCGGAAATCATGGCCGAGAATTTCAGCGTAGAGACCTTTGCGCTTATCTCACAGACCGACTTGCGCCGGATGGAAGCCGTGCAACAGGAAGCCCAGCAAATCCAGCAGCAGCTAGAGCAAATGCAAATGCAAGCCAAGCAGGTCATGCAGAGCCCGGAAGCGCAGGCCATGGCGCAACAAAACCCTGAACAGGCCCAACAGATCATGCAGCAAGGCCAGCAGATGATGGAGCAAGGGCAGGCCAAGTTGCAGCAGCTAGGGCAGGAAATAACCCTAGACGCGGTAGTGCAGATGTTCCAGCAACAGCGCCTCCGGCCTTTTGTGCTCGACATTGAGACTGACAGCACCATCCAGCCTGACGAAAATGCAGCCAAGCAACGTGCAACAGAGTTTATCACGGCAGTTGGCGGGTTCATGGGTCAGGCATTCCCATTGGTGCAGCAGGTTCCGCAAGCCGCTCCGCTGGCCTCCGAAATGCTCAAGTACGTGGCCTCGCAGTTCCGCGCCGGTCGCGAGCTTGCAGGGGTAATCGAAGAATTCGCCGACCAGATGAAACAGGCCGCGTCCCAGCAAAAGCCAGACCCGGCACAAATGCAGGCTCAAGCCGACGCCCAGCAAAAGCAGGCGCAACTACAGGCCGATATGCAGGGTAAGCAGGCCGAGCTTAGCTTCAAGGACAAGGAACATACCGACAAGATGGCTCTCGAAGCCAAGAAGCATGAAGACGAAATGTCTATGCGCCGCGATGAAGTGCACTACACCCGCGCCATGCAGATGGATGAGCGCGGCAAGGCCGACGCGGAGGCTTCGTTCAATGCCGTTGTGGAGCATGAGAAACGCCAAGGCGAGAGTGAACGGTTTAACCAGGAACTGAAGGCCAAGGACCGTGAGGCGATGACCGGAGCCGGTATGCCGCCTGACTACTCGTTTGAGAAAGACCGTGAAATGATGACGGCGCTGCTATCGGATAGCGCTGAAACACGTGAAACCGTTACCGAAGCGATGCTCAAGGTCACGGAACAAAGCGAAGCCATGGTGCAGGGCTTAGCTCAAGTGGCGGCTGTCATGGCCGCGCCCAAACGCATCGTAAAGGACTCGGCAGGGCGGCCAGCCGGGATTGAAATCGATAAATCGTCGGTCAACTAACAACTCAACCTCTGTCTAAAAGGAATACAGCATGGCTCAATATATTATGAACAATACCTTCGGTGGTACTCAGCAGGCTCTAACCAGCACGGCAAAAACCCTTACTGCGGTTGTCGGCGCTGCTACTTGCCGCGTCCGCGTATGGGACGTGAACGTGGGAGCATCGGGCACCTACAATGCAACCGACTGTTCTATCCGTTATGACGTAGCCACCAAGGATGCGTCAACGGCGGGTACTGCCACGGCGATCACGTCAGCCAATACTCCACCCCTCAACCCTGCGGATGCTGTGGCACTCGCCAGCGGCAACGTCAATTACACTGCGGAACCGACTGTCTACCTGTCAAAACTGCCGCTGGAACTTAACCAGCGCGCTTCTCAGCGGTGGAATGCAACCTCGGCTGATCAGTGTATTGTGATTGCTGCAACGGCCTCATTTACGGTGGGCGTCAGGGCATCCAGCGGTACTTATGTCGGTACGGCAACTGCTACGCTGATCTTCGACCAGGGCTGATAGTGCGAAACCCCGGCGGTTATCTACTGACCATTGATCCGGCCTTTGCCAGTCCGGCGGAGGCCGACACCTTCACCTGCCAGCACTGCAACAGCGTCGTTATCGTTCCCCCCATGTGTGACCCAGCTTCATTAGGCGGGCGTTGCACGGTGTGCGCGGGGCTGATCTGCGAGCACTGTTGCGGGAAGGGTTGTGACCCGATGGAAGAAAAGCTGAAACGAATTGAGGCGCGGTACAACGCACTTCGCAGCTACGGGCTTGAGTAGATGGCAGAATACAATGAATTCGAAGACCGGGTTAAGGACAGCACTACAACTACTGGGACGGGAGATATTACCCTATCCGGTTCAGCCCCTACGGGCTATCGCACTTTCGCTAGCGTGTTCGTTGTTGGTCAACGAGTCCGCTACGCTATTTCGTCCAGCGGCGGAAGTGAGTGGGAAGTTGGACGCGGGACCCTAACTGGAGCGACAACCCTTGCCCGCACACAGGTCCGCCGCTCCAGCAACAGCGATGCAGTGGTTAATTTCAGTGCGGGCACGAAAGACGTATTCTGCACGATAGACGGGCAATTCATTTCCCGAGTCCTTACGGATGGCAAGAGTGCCGCCGCACGGGCCGGACTCATAATGCTTTAAGAAGGACAACCTAAAGTGGTAGCAAATGTGGACCCAATTTATGCCCGTACCGCTGACCTTCAGTGGCCAACTACGGCCATTGCTACGGCGAATACGGCAAAGGATGGCACGGGAACGGTTCACACGGCATTCACTGCCGACGCCACGGAAGGCGGGTATGTCTACAGCCTCGTAGCAAGGGCTGCCGGGACCAACGTTGCCACGGTATTGCGCGTGTTCATCAACAATGGCTCAACCAACGGCACGGCGGCCAACAACATCCTGCGCTGGGAGCTCACGCTTCCCGCCACTACGCTTTCGGAAGTTGCGGCCTTGGCAAACTATGAAATCCCCCTCAACATCGCCTTGCCCGCTGGCTACAAGATCAACTGCACCATCGGCACTACGGTTGCTGCTGGCTATTATCTGTCAGTTAACGGCGGCAAGTACTGAGTGACAATCCCTCTTGGCTTCCCACTTCAATTCGGCCCCGGCGCAGACATAAAGACTTACAGAGCCCGCGTCACTGGTACTGATATGTGGCATCGGTGGTACAAGCC